AGCATGGAACCTGTTCCTAGAGGGTTCCGGGAAGGACCCGCGCGTTTTTTTCTGCGTCATATATCCTCCTCCCTATCAGCCCACTCAAAAGTCCACGCATAGAAGATCGGTGCGAAAGCAAAGAAGGCGATGAAGCCCGCGAGCCTAGCGATTCCTATCGCATCGAATCTATGCGGGCTAACGGGAACGTCCTCGGGTCGCATTTGCTCTGCTCCTATGTCTGGGTTTGTGCCGGGTGCGAAGCAGCAGGCCAGTGCTACACCAGCCCACGCCGTTGTCACATACGCATTGCGTGATGGCCTGAAGGAGAACACGAGCGAGAGCCACCATAGGGCGAGGGGTGCGAGTAGAAAGAGAAGGCAGTTCATTTCTTTAACAGCCGACAAACCACAGCGCCCACCGAAAGCGCGACCAGCGACACGACGTAGAACACGGCGAGCGGTGCGAGCATGAGCGTGAGATACCAGGGCCAATGTTCGTCGTGTGGGGTTTTCATGTGGTGATCATAATGCCAATCTCCGTGCGGTTGTTTCACGCGGCCGTTGTGGAAGTCATTGCGATTCATTCATTGCTTCCCGCCAGCTTTCAGCCGCTTCCACTTGTGCCTCGTGCGCGAGCTGTGTGTTTGGATAGATGAATCCGACAGTCTCACCGACGCGAAGCGAAACGCATAAAGTGCGATTCTCCCTGAAGATGGCTAAGATATTTTCAACGAGGAACTCCCCGCTGCCGATGGTTATGGTTTTCGTTTTCATTCGAGCGTGCCGCTTTTTTCCCCGCCGGGGTTGGTTCGGTTCCTGCGGTCAACGGTTTGGATCGCGGCAATCACTTTCTCACACAATGCAGCGACGCGGTTCGAGCAGCCAGCGATCCGCAGAGGCAATTCCGCTTCGCGCTTCTTGCGTGCGGCCTCGGCTTCGAGTGTTTCGTTTTTTCTCATAGTTCCAACATCCGTTTAAGTTTCTGACACCTGGTGCAGTTGAAAGCGTCGTCATCCTTCACGGGCAAAGGTTCCCCCTTCGGCCTCGGGGCGCGTTCGCAGAGCGAGAGCGGGCCGCGAAAAAAGTGGTGCATCTTCGCGCGTTGTTTTTTCTGTTCGTGCAGTAGCCAGCCGTGGGTCATAATTTCCTCGTATTGAAATCCTGCGCCGTTGTTTCCACCACGACACTGCCGCCGCGGATTAGGCGTGAGGCGATGCGTGTGTCCATTTGCGTTGCGATTTGTTCGAGCGTGAGATTGCAGGTGATGACGGTCCACTTTCCGAGGCGCGCGTCGATCACGCGATCTAGTTTCGCTTTCACGATCCCGGCCTTGTCCTGGTATTCGGCGCCGATGTCGTCGATGACCACGAACTTCTCAGAGCAGAGTTCCTCGATCCGGGAGTAGTTCCCGCCGAGAATGCCGTCAGCCACCTTACGCCACGAGGCGAACTGGCCCGGGTAAATGATTTCTTGCTCACCAACAACTTCGGCGCAGGCGTGCGGTGAAGTCCTGAACCAACGCCAGATCGCTTTTGCGAGGTGCGTCTTGCCGGCGCCACTGCCACCGAGCAGTGAGAGCCACCGTGGTTTAGAGCCGATGGCGATGGCGTCTATGTCTTCCACGAATCCGACGGCCGCATTTAGCATAACCACGAGTTCCCGCTCCCCGAAGGTTTGAAACTTAGGATTGAACCTTGCCGATGCCTGCATATTGCCCGGCGCGACCTTCGTTGGCTGTTCCCGCGTTGCGGTCACCCTGCCGATTGTTTCGTTGATTGTTTCCATGTTGTTTGTCCTCGAACTGCGGTAGTTTCACTTTCCACTTTGTAACCACGGCGTCGCCGCTGGTTTTCCAGAAAATGTCCCCGTTGGGGTTTGTGCCGGCCTGCCCCTCGTAATGCGCCCAGAAGTTTCGGCATTTCGATTCGCTGACGGGCGGGTTAATCGTTCGGCCGTAGGCGACAACCTCGTCCACGGTTTCAGGGATTCCGTGAAGCCGCTTCGCGCGCGCGGGGTATGCGTGTGTACTTCCCTTACCTTCCCTTCCCTTCCCTTCCCTTCCCTTACGTTGGTCTCCAGCTTGAAGCTCATTTGAAGCTATGCTTGGAGGTGAGCTTGCTTCGTCCTTTGTTTGAGCCTCGGAAACGACTTCCGTTTTGCGTCGTGTTTGAGCGGATTTTAGTCCGCCGACGCGTCCGCCCTCTCTTTTTGCTAAAATAACCGCTTCTTGGTCGCTCGGATAAGCGAAAACGATCAGGTCGTCTCCCTTCCATTTCCAGAGCTTCGAGGCACGCTCAATTTCCGTTTTTGTCACCCTACAAAGTTGCTGCCATTTGCGATCCGCCCATGCCTTGCAATCGCGAATTCGGCCGCCGTTCTCTTGCCCCGCGCAATAGCGCAACAGGCAGAGCCACGTCGCCCGGTCCACGGGCTCGCTGCCGACGAACTCCTCGCTGTCGAGGGTCTCAGAATTGAGGTTCAGCCATTGCATAGCGTTAAAACAAACTCCCCTGATTCGGCCGTTCGCAGTGCGGCGAGAACCAAACACGCTCGCGCTTGCCGTTGCCGGTTTGTTCCCCGTGCGCCTGCCCCCCGAATCCGGCGCCAGCGGACCACGAGAAGCATTCCCATTCCGCCGGCATGGTGTGTTCCTCGGCGTAACCGCATAGCGCGATCCGCATGAGTGGATTTTTGCCCTCAGCTATGGCCCATTCGCGCGCGTCATGCGCGACCTTCTCGCAATCGACGCGGTAAAGGTTGCTGGTTCGGCTGGCGGTGTCGGCGTAAGGCGGGTCGAGAAAAACGGCGGTGATCCCGTGTCTGTAGGTGACAGACGGCCCGCACACGCGGCTCCAGTCACCGCAACAAACGCGCACGCGGCGCAGGCGAGCGGCGAGGGCGGTGAAGTAGTGGATCAAATCCTCGTTGCGGTTAAGGCTGTAGCCCGCATTCATTAAGTGGACGAGTTGACGGTTTACGCCCTGCCCTTCGCTGCCGACGTGGACGCGTTTACGCCAAGCGCCGCCTTGTTCTCCTGTGTCAACCAACTGTCGCACGCCGTCTATCTCGCGCACTTTCCAAGGACCGTTGCCTGAGCAGAAGCCTGAGCCTATCCAACAGGCCATACCCCACACCCACCATCCGGCAACCTTCGCGTCGTAGAAATCGGGATCGCCTTCAAGCCGAGACTGCAGCGTTTCCTTATGCTCCACGAGCCAAGCGTGCCGCGCGTGCAAGTCGTTCTCGTTTACGGGCCAGTCCGCCCATTTGGCGACCATCTCGGGTTGCGCCTGGAGCGCCCGCCAGAAGTTCGCAAGCAGCCCGTCGGCATCATTTACCGTTTCGGTAACAGGATCGCTGTACGGGCATCCTAGCAACACGGCGCCGCTTCCAAAGAAGGGCTCCACGTAGTTCTGAACCATCCCGAACCGCTGCCAAACGGTTTCAGCGACCTTGCGCTTGCCGCCAAAGTACGGGAACGGAGATTTGAGCGGTTCAGCCGTCATTCTATTTCCCTCTTGACAAAACCCAAGCGGCTTGGGAATATCGCGCTATGAAATTGATTACACCTGCAAAACGTTGGGACTTTCTCAAGTCGCTCAAGCGCGGTGGTTCCATTGAATGCCTGCTCTCGGCCAATGGCGCCACAAACGCTTACCGCATGGCCAAGAAGCGCGGGCTCATCGTTGAAGTTCACATGACCGAGCCGGGCGCTTACCGTATTACGAGGGTCGAGTGATACTGCGAAACTATTTCCGCAAGATTGGCGCGGTTGGCGGATCAGCAAAGACGCGCAAGAAATCCGAGGCAGCTCGAGCCAATGGTCGCCGGGGCGGTCGGCCGAAGAAGAAAAAGTGATGGGCGTCATATTCCCCTCCGCATTCGCAGCGCCACCTTGCGCAGCGCCACGCGCTGGATCTGGTTCACTCTTTGAGAAGTCAGCCCGAGCAGCTTCCCGACGGCTGCACACGAGCGCACCGGGCGCAGCATAGCTAAGTCGATCCCGTGCGGCTGGTCGTAGGATTGAACAAACTTCTTCATGCTAGGATAGAAGATCGTATTCAACTTGATTTCCAAACACATCCCAACCAGGACGTTTTAGCCGCGAAAACATTTCCAGCTTCGGAACGTCTGGATACCATTGCTCGATCCATGCGCGAACCTGTTCAGGTTTTGCGCTATGCCTCCCACGGCCACACCGTATCACCGAAGATTTGCGGAGTGCGGGAGGTGGGGGACTTACTTTGCCACGCACGCCAACCATCAGGATTTCGTGCTGCCCAATCCACCAGAAGCCGATCCCTGTTCGGAGTTTATCCCACACCGCCTGTGACTTATAGCTAAATCCCCACGCCTTCATAACGCGAAGCCCGCTCTCTAATAGCGGGGACGTTGCCCACATATACAGGATGCAATTATCCGCGGCTGGTATCGTCATCGCGCAGAGTTCATCATCGGTCATCAGTTGGTATTGCTTCGACGCGGCTCCGCTCACGCCCTTTTGGTGGTATGTCCACGGCGGATCGGCGTAGATGATTTGATACGTCATTTCAACGCCTCCCGCCTAACCGCGAACTCCGTCCTAAGGGTGTCCAGGGCGTGCCACATGGCGGCGGTTTCGTCGTTGGTCAGGCCGTGCATGAGCAGGTCGCACGAATCTGATTCGCACGTCGCCATCAGGTTCGTGAGCGCGGCGCGCATCCCTTTGTCTGCTAAGGTTTTGGCTTCGGCGGCGGTCATGCGGAATCCTTTAGTGCCGCACGCGCCAACTTCATTGACGCATTGTCACGGCGGCGCAATTCAGTTGGTCGTTCTGGACTTATTATTGCATCGCAACGCCAATGGTCGCCGTGAATTTGGCAGTCACACCACGTATAGCCACACAAACGACAACGGGCGTGTTTCGCAATTTCGATGCCGCAAAATTCACAGATCGCTTCACTCATAACGGTCACAGGTAAAGCCCTCCTAATTGCCTCTCCAGCGTCTCAATTCTCCGACGCTGCCGGTCCGTGGGTGATTCCAAGTAGCGCAGCCGGCGCAGCCGGGCGTCGCGCCACCTTGTTAGGTTTCTCCTTTTGTTTGGCTTCTCAATCATGGGCGCAGCCCTTTTGGCGGCGTCGCCTTGCCGCGTTTCACGCGCATGTAAACGGCGTGCGGGGTGATTCCGAGCCGCTGCGCCTCGTCGATGAACCACTCCTTGAGCGCGGGGCTGAACGTTTTGGCGAGCCCGGTTCGCGGTTTGCCTTTCGATGTTAATCCGAGCGCGCGGAATCGTGCGCGACGCCTGCGTTCGCTCTGCGCGTTGCGGGATAGCGCCCGCGGGCGCGCCGTCGGAGGTGTGAGCAGCGGCGCCTCAAACCTAATCTTCCCACTGCGGACAAACCTGCCCACCAGAGCGGCAGGGTCAAAGCCGAGGGCTTGCGTAAAGTTCATATCTTCACCCCACCAGTTCGAGGAAATCCTGGAATGAGCGCACCACAGCAACTGCATGACCGAGCGACTCGGCTTGCATTTTCAGCGCGAGTTGATCGGTTGAGAGCTTTCCCGTTTTGGTTTTGCACTCGACGAGGAACTTGCGGCCCCGTGACGCTAAGATCGTGAAGTCGGCTTCTCCCTTCGTGCGGTGAGTCCGGTGCGCCATCGAGCCGCGCAGGGCGATCCAGCCCTCGGTCCGGCAGTAGTCCGCGATCTGGTTTTGCAGGTCGGCCTCCGATCCGCTTGAAGTAGTTGCGATTGGAGATTGCAAGCGCGAACGATTCTCGCGCCGTCTTTGCATTATTAGGTATTCGGCGAGCGTAATCATTTTTCATGGGGTTGTGGGTTGTATTATCCGCAGCCGTCGGCGGGAAAGGTTTCTGGCCACTCGGTGTTATGTTTCGCGCGCCGTGAAAGGATCGTGGCGATAACCAGCGCGGTGGCGAGCCCCGCGGTGAAGCCGGAGAGCCAGAGCATTATCATTCCTAGTGACATTTCCATAAGTTAGGGCCGGGTTTCGATTGCAGCGTTTAGGGAGGGCTTATATCGCACCCAGCGAACGTTCCACCCATCAGATTAGAACGGAACGTCGTCATCCGGCGCCGGCGGCATGGTCGGCTCGGCTTTCTCTACCTCCTCGCACTTCTGCAAATCGTCGGGCAGATAGTCCACCACCTCATTCTTCGATTCGTAATTGCCCTGAGCCGGCGTCACCTTGATCCGCACGAAGCCCTGGCGGTCCTTCCATCGGTTGTTGTCGGGGTTCAGTGCGCCGGAGAGGTATTCCTTCTGCATGTTGACGGTTTCGCAGAAGTGCTTGAGTTTCCACTCACTGAACCAGTCGGCGAACATATCAAATACGTGTCGATCGTAGTCCGGTCCGTGGACGATGAGTTTGAGTTTGATGAACTCGCGGCCGGCGTTCTTCTCGCTCTTGCTGCGCGCAATGCCTGACTCCATCACCGTGAACGGATATTCCCCGGCCGGCAGATTAGAGAATCCTCCGCTGCTCACGTCTTTTTCGGATTTTGGTGTGAATTTGAATGCCATAGGTTTTTGTTATGCTGCGATTTTCTTTTTTAGCCAGGCGACGGTGGCCACGGCCTGCTCAGTGCTCAGTTCGTTCCACGAGTCAACGCCGGCCTTCGTCCACACCTTCTCAATCTCGGACTCGCTCACCTTGATGGCGCCGAGTAGCCGGTGAATTTCCGCAACCTGTTCTGTGGTGGCGAAAACGATTTGCTTTGAGTCGGCTTCGATATAGTCCCGGCCGTAACGCTGCGCGAATTCGGCGTAATCAAGCGGGAACTGCTCCAGGTCGGGGAAGCCCAAGAGGCGCGATTTCTTCACGATGGCCACGCGCGCCGGGCCGCGTTTCACGGCTTGCAGCGTCAGGTGCAGCTCGTAGATCAATTTTTCCCAGCAGTCCGGCACCCGCCCGATCTCGGTGCGCTGTTGCGTCTTCGGGTCAACGCCCCACTCGGCGGCGTCGTGCGCGACAAACCAGATGTTCATGTCGAGTTTCATCGCCCAGTTAACGAGCTGCCTCATGCCGGCGATGGCGGGTTTCTTACTCGCACCGAAAGCGTCCTTGTCCCCGAGCCGCCCGGCCTCGTTGGCAATAGCCGTCTGGTAAAGCTTCGTAATCGAATCGATGATGAGCGTTTTGAACTGGTGCTTTTCCTCGGCGAGCGCCTTCATCTGTTCGATAATGGCTACGAAATCCAACGCGCCTTCCTTCGGTCCGAGATACGCCCCGCCGCTCCGCTTCAGCCGCTCCTGGTAGTGTTGCAGGTCCGCGCCGCCCTCGGTGTCGATGAAATATGGCGCCGGAAAGGTCAGCGTAAACCACGTTTTTCCGACGCCACTCGCGCCGAAGATCATTCCCTTGGTTTTGCCCGGTGTGACTTCCTCGGGCGGTTTTGCTTTGAGTTTGCTCATGTTGGTTTGTTGGTTTTGTTAAATCTTGAACGCCTTCGCTTCGGCCTCGGTGATGAAAAAGTGAATCCCGCTCGCGCATTCCTTCTGCCAATCGTCGCTGAATCCGTTCAGCGGCTTAACGGTTTCGCCTGCTTTGTATTCAACGGCGGGATAGTTTGAGTTCAGGCTAATGCCAACTTCCGCGCCTTTAACCTCCAGCACCTCGGCGAATTCCGCCCGACACTTGCGACCGAAGTCGGAACTGCGTTTCGCGGTGGCCGGGATTAGTAGCTTAACGATCACGTCACCCTGGCATTTCTTCTTCCGCGCCTTTTACCTCCAGCACCTCGGCGAATTCCGCCCGACACTTGCGACCGAAGTCGGAACTGCGTTTCGCGGTGGCCGGGATTAGTAGCTTAACGATCACGTCACCCTGGCATTTCTTCCATCCGACGATACTGCCCTCGGGTAAAATGCGCGTCATGGCGACGGCGAGTTCTGAGTTTTTGGCGGAACGCAAGTCGGCGGAACTCAAGTCGGCGGAACTCAAGTCGGCGGAACGCAAGTTGGCGGAACGCAAGTCGGCGGAACGCAAGTCGGCGGAACGCAAGTTGGCGGAACTCAAGTCGGCGGAACGCAAGTCGGCGTAACGCAAGTCGGCGGAACTCAAGTCGGCGGAACGCAAGTCGGCGGAACTCAAGTCGGCGGAACGCAAGTCGGCGGAACTCAAGTCGGCGGAACGCAAGTTGGCGGAACGCAAGTCGGCGGAACGCAAGTCGGCGGAACGCAAGTCGGCGTAACGCAAGTCGGCGGAACGCAAGTCGGCGTAACGCAAGTCGGCGTAACTTTTGATCGCGGCTTTCACCGCTTCGGCGACGCAACTAAAATCGCCTTCAAACAGGACCGATCCGGCAATGCTTTTGATGCTTATTTTCATGGATTGGTTAAATCGTCCCGGCTGGCTGCCGCGCCGCCGTTGTGCGGGTCAGCGCAACCTGACAGCCGGGCTCAGTGTTAGGTGTGCATGTTAGGTGTGCATGGTGTGGTTTTGAAATCATCGGACCAGTTCCTCCTGCTTGGGCGCGGGCGACTGCTGGCGCAACCGCCAGAAATGAACCGCCATCAGGGCGCGCACGTCCCCGAGCGCGTCGTGCTTGTCTTTGAAATCAGTGCCGAGCGCAAAAATGTGGGCCTCACTGAGCGAGGGCCATTTGTAGGGGTCATTTGCCTGGCGGTACTGGCTGGGCTTGGGAATGGCGCACACGGGCGTCATCGCCTTCATCTCGCAGCGGTAATGCACCGTCGGCGGGAGCGAGCGCGCACAGCGCCGGCATTCCCCTTCGAGGAGCAGCCGGTCGAAATCGACGTTGAAGGCGATCAATTCCTCCGCCACGCGGGCCAGGTTCGAGAATGCAGCCAGCGCCACCACGATCGGCACCCCAAAGCGTTCGCAATCTTCCAGCGAGACGCCATGCACGGCCTGAGCTTCATGGCTGATGCGCCAGCCCTGCGGCTTGATGATCATGGCCATCGATCCCCGCTCACGGCCCTCCGCATCCGTGAGAACCGCAGCCAGTTGTACAATGCGCGGCTGGTGTGGCGCATCACACGGCGCGTGAAAGTCCGCCTTGTCCGTGGTCTCGGTATCGAAAAATAGTTTCATGCTAGTTGTCCTCGAATGAAAATTGCCGGCCCAACAGCGCGGGATTGAGCCGGGACAATCGAACGTTGGCGACAGCCGAGACCGCGTTGGCCCTCGCTTTCGTGGTGGGACTGGCGGGCGGAATTGGTTTGCTCGCCGCGACGCAACAGGCGCAGATCCACAGCGTCAAGAATGACGCGATGGCGAAGAGACAGATGATTACGAGAAGCATGGTTTACCTCCAGTTGTTAACGTTGCCAACACAGTCCGCGGGTGAAACAGCCAGTCGCGGCCCATCTTCACCGCGGGAATTCTTTTGTTAACGGCGCTCCACTTCGCCCACCGGCGGGTGCGCGCGTCGGGCGTCTTGCCCGTCCACGCGAGGAACTCGTCAACCGAGAGCAGTGCGTCGAGGTCGCGCGGGGCGGATTGCGGGGTTAGGTTCATCGGTTGCTGTTGGCTCCCCAGAAAAGGTTGTTTGTAAAAGCAATCGCTCGAATTCCTACAGTCCCGTTCGTGACCCATATTAGCGGCTGATACACATGCGTGACTTCGTTCGTGCTCCAGGTAGTCGTGACGATGGGCGTCAACTCGCGGATGATTTCGAGAACCGGCTCACCCTCGGAAAGCAAAACGTCGTTTGTTTTCCCGCCGTGAATCACGCGCGCATAGGTGTTGGTGCGGACGTGGCCGATCCATTTTTTAACCCCTGCGGATTCCCTGCGGTTCGCGTACTCAAACGAACGCGTTTCTTGAGAATATTCCCACCCACCTCGGGCCGGAGTTAGTGGCGTGACATCCATCCAATTTGTGACGGCGAGCAGGTAAAGACTGGCGATTAGGTTGGTCACGCGGCCCTCGCTTTCAGGTGCGCCGCGTGCAACTTCGCGAGCTTCGACTTGGTGATCCCCGGAATCCTTTTGAACGGCGCGAACTCAATCAGTTCCGGCTTTAGGAGTAGCTCGGAAAGCGTATTGGCCTCCGGGTGATTCTCCAGAAATTCGGCGTGCGTCAGCTTTGTCTGGACATCGAACGATAGAACGCGCGGATCCTTTGAGCAGAAAAAACCAGTGCAGTAAGAGGCTGAATTCCCGTATCCGGTGTTCCTGTTTCCGGTGTTCCCGTTTCCGGTGTTCCAGTTTCCGGTGTTCCTGTCTCCGGTGTTCCCGTCTCCGGTGTTCCTGTTTCCGGTGTTCCAGTTTCCGGTGTTCCCGTATCCGGTGTTCCTGTCTCCGGTGTTCCTGTCTCCGGTGTTCCCGTCTCCGGTGTTCCCGTCTCCGGTGTTCCCGTCTCCGATGTTCCTGTTTCCGGTGTTCCCGTATCCGGTGTTCCTGTTTCCGGTGTTCCAGTTTCCGGTGTTCCAGTTTCCGGTGTTCCTGTCTCCGGTGTTCCCGTCTGCGGTGTTCCAGTTTCCGGTGTTCCAGTTTCCGGTGTTCCTGTCTCCGGTGTTCCTGTTTCCGGTGTTCCCGTCTGCGGTGTTCCCGTCTCCGGTGTTCCTGTCTCCGGTGTTCCCGTCTCCTCCCGGCGTGATTTCGCTCACCAGCCGAATGCGCCTCGCCACCAGCTTAAAATCGGCCCCGGCCTCGGTCGGAACTTTCAAAACCTGTTCCGCTTCGACTTTGAAAACGCGCGCGTCCGATTGTGAGTAGTGGGCGTATGGCCCAGACGCATGAACGCAGAAGTGAAACCCGCGCTTGCACAGTTCGATCTCGCCGTCGATCTCGTGCCATTTCCCGATTTCAAACTTGAAACCCTGGCAGGTTAAATCCGCGTTGGTGGCTTTGAAACCGATCATTGATGCAATGAATTTTTGCTCGCTCACTTGAAAACCTCCCTGGCCGTTTCGGCCTCCTGCTTGTTGTCGAAGAACACAGCCCGAGCCGACTCACACCCGCTCAGTCCATCGTGCGAGAAAAAGTATTTCCCGCTGTGCCGGCCCCTGACTAGGAACAGCCGCTTCCCGCAGCCATCGCAAACCGCGGTGGCCGCGTGGCGCGCCTCGGGGATAGCGGAGATCCAAGCGCGGAGTTCGGCGAAGAGCAGAGACCACTGCGTTCGGCGCATCGGGTTCATGCGGTCGGCAGGCAGAGCTGAAAGTCCGCTTGAGTCATTTCCCGGCGTTCGATGAATTCTCCGGCCAGCCCAAGAGAGTCTTTGCGGAAGTAATCTTTCGAGCGATTCTTCGGGTCGAATTGAACAATGCAGTCCGTTGGCCGCATCTCGTAACCGCTGGTGATTTTGTCAACTAGCAACGAGCTTTTGATTTCGTTCGTCTCAATGCGCGATGCGAAATCTTTCGTCACGGCAGACTTCTCGGCCTGAAGCGTCGCAACTGCGGTGCAAACACGGGCAAGCTCGCGAGAAAGTTCGATTGTTTCCTCGGTGTTGAAAACGTGCTTGGCGTGGATGTTTTCTTCTGCGGTATGTTGTTTTTCTGGCATAGGTTTGGTTTTGGTTTTGGTTTTACGGTTCACTTGAGCGCCTCCACGATTCTGGCGGTATCCGCTTCCAGCGCCGCCTGCGCGATCTTCGCTGGTTCGCCAAAGCCCGACGCGATCTGTTGGAGCGCCGTTTCCAGCGCGTGATTAGCAGCCACCATGTCGCCCAATGAAACCGTGTGCGATAAAAGCCCGTGCTGCTCGTAGAGCATCCGATGGCCGTCGCGGCGGTATGCAGCCTCGTCCACGATGGCGTAAACGATGGTCACGTCCTTGGTTTTCACGCTGCGCGCTCCTTCTGCTTCGCCAGCCACCGCTCCTCGATGGCGTTCGCCAGCATCCCCGAAAAGTTGCGGCGCTCCATTGCCGCGATCTTTTTGCCGATGGCGTGGGTCGTATCACTGATCGAAATTGTCGTTCGCTTCTTCGGTGGTTTGCATCTGTTAGCCATAACTTGTGCATACGTTTTGCACCCATCGTATGCAAGCCGTCAACAGGAATTTTCAAAATTCTTTTTTGGGCCTAGCCATTTTTTGCTTTGACTTGTTATGCCTGTCATGCATACCGTGTATGCATGAGCACTAAACAGAGCTTGAAAACACGGCACGAAAGAGTGGTGCGAACCACCATCTCTCTCGCTCCACAAATCCAGCACGCGGCACAAGTCGTGATGATTCGTTTCGGGTTCAGTGGCCTGTCGGAATACATCACGATGAGGGTTCGGCAGGACGCTGGCCTGAACGACTTCATGCGGAAGGCCGAAAATTTAGAACCACATGGATCGTGAAAAGCCACGGACGGGGCGGAAGAAAAGAACAACCATCAATATTGAGCGCGCCCTTTGGGACAAGGCGCACAAGATGATGGCCTCGGAAGATAGGGGAAACTTTACGGCCTTCGTCGAAGAGCTGGTCCGCGAAAGGTGGAAACTACTCCAGCAAAAGTTGTCGGCTACTCCAGCGGCGGAAGCGGCTCCGTCACCCGATCACAAAACTCAGCCCAATCGCAGCGGTCACAAGTCAAAACGGTTTCACCGAGGTGACTAGGGAGGCGAGATGACGCACCGCACCAAACGGTGGATTTTGTTTTCGTAACGACAAAAAATAGAGGATCGTATTGGTAAGGCATTAAATAATTGAGAACTGACGCACGGCGCTTGGTTTTCTTCAAAAGAGCGCGCACTTTCAAGCCGCCTTTCTCAACCGGATCGCGCGTTCCAACATTCGCCGGCTCGGTTCCATCGCGACGAAAGCGTCGCCGTGCTCCTTCGTGACCAGCTCGCGGTAATGCTTCCGCAGGATAGTCTCGCTGTTGCCGAGTTCCATTCCGACGTGCGAGAAACTCTGAAAATGCGCCAGCAGGTGGCTCGCCGCGGTGTGGCGCAAAATGTCTTGCGGCCACTTCGGCAGCTTCATCCACTCGCGCAGGCGCCGCTGGCAGCGCCTGCGCGTCGCGTGCGGCATCTTGAAGCGTGAGCCGAGTCTTTGCGCCAGCGTGAGCCAGGCGCGCGCGCTGGGCGTCAGGTGAACGATTCTCGACGTGCGCACCTTGCTAATCGCCGCGGACAGCCGAATCACGCCGCGCTCGAGCTCGAGGTGCTCCGGGCCCACCTTGTCCGCCTCCTCGGGCCGCAGCCCGGCGCAGAGGCACATTGCCACCCAGTTGAGGAACGCCGGTTCCCGCTTTGCGGCTCGAATCAGGATCTTGGCGCTCCGGTGAACTGAGAAAATCTGCGGTGGCCGCTCTTCGACGGTAATCCGCTCCACCCGATCACACGGGTTATCGGCGCGGTAGCCGCGGCGGACGGCCAGCGAGAACATGCAGGATAGCCGGAATAGGTTGCTCGCCTGAGTTGATAGCGCCTCCTTGCGTTCCGCAAACCACGCCTCGACATCGTGCTCCGTCACCTTGTCAACCGTCATTTCCTCGCGCCCGCGGGCGAAGCGCCGGCAGTACCAGACCAGCCCCTTGACGTAGTTCTCCCGCTTCTGGGTGCGGCGCTTGGTCTCGGCCAGTTCGTCAATGACTTCCCGCAGCGTCTTTCGGTTCGTGGTGTCCGCGGCCTTCAGCCGTTCCGCCCTGAAAGCGTTCCACACGCCTTGCAATGTCTGCCCGGCGGCTTCCATCTCCGCGAGCGTCTCAAGCGTGGCGTGGCGCCGGTGCGCCGGCAGATCGCTCCACCGCCGGCCAATCTCGGCGCGGTCCTGCGCTGCCCGGGCCGCGAAGGCCTTCGCGGCGGTTTCAGACTTAAAAAACCGCACTATACGCCTCTGCGCCCCGCCCACGAGCTGCCGGCCGAGGTCCACGCGCCAGCGGGGTTGTCCGTGCTTGGTTGTGGGCGTGATGGTCACTTTACAAACGGGCAGTCCTCAAACCATTCCTCTGGCGTATATTCCTGCGCGTGGTAAATCCGCAGCGTGGCGATCCCGTCCGAGTAGTCCACGAGCAGCCAGTTGCGCCCGTTGAAAAGAACAACGGTTCCCTTCGGTCGTTCCATCCTAACACGCAATTCCTCGCTCAAGATGGTCATGGTCATGGTAAATAAAGGGAGGTTCGCTCAAGCTGCGCGATGCGCGCGGCCTGTTGTGGCGTTAGTGGTTTGGTATAAAGCAGGCGCGTGAGTCGCGCTTTACGCCATCCTTGGGTGTTGCGCTTGTTGGGTTTCAATTCGTTCCTTTCGCGTCGTAGCGGGCGAGCACGGCACGGGCGGAATCTTCTGCTTTGCAAGTCTTGCAGTGCATAGCAATAGCGTGATGAACGATATGCTCATCATTGCCAAGTAAGTCCCGCAGCGCATCCGCAAGATCACGCTCCATGCTCGGCGGCGCATGACGCTGGATGATGGCGGCGAGTTGTTCTCGGAATGGAACGTGATCAAAAGCAAGAATTTCGTCCGCTGCCCGCATCGCCCACTCCTGCGACTTGGCCGCTTGTTCCTCGTGAAGCTCCGCCGCCCGTTCCTGAATCGTGGTCAGTGTTTCAGCGAGCGATACCAGGTCGGAGTCGGGATACGCCTTGAGTGCTTTGGAGATGCGATCCATTGAAGATTCCGGTAACGCTTTGGAAACGACTTTTGCCTGTTCTGGGTGTGTTTTCGTTGTCATTGGTTGCTGTTTGTTGTTTGCCGGTCCTAACATCTCAACCGTGTAAATGCTCAATGGAATCACGGTTGGATCAATGTAAATAGGCATAAATTAGATGGTGCGCGGTAGAGGTTTCGAACCTCTGACCCCTACCGTGTCAAGGTAGGGGCTTAATGCGCTTTCATTGGTGTTTCTGCTCATTGAAAATCACGGTAACGCTTTGGTAACGCCAGTGCGCCCCGCAATTTCCGCTCATCCAGTTGCCCCGCGAGAGCCCGAATTTTCTTGACTGCTGAATCCGACCCTTCGCCAAATATCCACTCCGCGATGTTATGCCGCTGAATTTTCAACGGAAAACGGTTGACGCGCAGAAAATTCACAAGGGCGAGAAACTCGCCGGCCGCTGTTCTCGGGTCGAGTTCGGATAGGGAGCGGTCGCCATTGCGGATCACCATATCAACGAGATAGTCGTTGATGAGTTTGGTTTTCCGTGCCTTGCTTTTCACGCCTTCGCCTTTCGCTTTGCCGCTTCCCACGCAGCCCGCGCCATCAGCGCAACGCGCAGCCGGTCGGCGTGCGGCAGAGGCTCCCCGTCTCGCTCGCTGGCCCACCAGTCGAACGGGTGATTGACGCTCCACCAGTTGTCAAACTCAAACGATGGCTCCCCCTCGCGTTTTAGTTTCACGGCCTGCCGTCCTTGCCCTGCTTCCACCATAGCCTAGAGTGCATGACGACTTCGCCAGCCGCGTTGATGATTTCGACGGCGGTATTGCCAACACGATCCACTTCGCGGATTGCCTCCGCCAGCGTCAGATATTCGGACGGCCAGAGTTCGTGTTTTCCAAACGGCAAGGGCTGCCGCACGAGGAATCCGTGTTTCACGCCTTCACCTTTCGATTCACGCATACCATTTTTGGACCTTCTCGAATTCCTCCACGACATCGGCATAGCCGATTGCCCGAAGGAATCCGCAAAGAACGTCGTCGGCTTTGGCGTGGGCGCTCTCGGTGTCAGTGTCGAACTGTAACCGCTCAAGGTTTTTGAGCGCCTTGCGCTTCGCTGCGGCCTTGAGCTCCCTAGCCCGCCACATTTTCGTAGCCTGCGCCGTGGTGAGCGTGCGGCGGCTTTTCTGTCCGCCTCTCCGACCGATGTCGGAGAGGTATTTTCGCGCGGCGGAGGTCATTGGTTCTGCACCAGTTCCATGAACCGCGCTTCGTGGGCTGCGCGAAATTCGTCTTCCTGCTCGCTCGACTCGAATCCGCCAACCGGCCTCGGCATCTCCCTGTTTACCCGCTCGCGGATGGCGTCGTTCTGTTCCGCTGGTGTCGTTTTGTTTTCGTTCATGGGATTAGTGTTTGGCAAATTTGGCGGCGCGGCGAGCCTTGAAATTCTCCAGCCATTGTGCGCGGGCGGCGCCATCGCAGGGCAGTCCAGCCGCCTGACCGATTTCCTCCCACAGCCCCCATGCGCCCATTCCGGCCGCGATGTTTTGTGCGCCGGCCATGTCTCCAGCGTTCGCAAGCCGGGTGATTTCCGAGTTGCCGTATTTGCTATTTAGTTTTTCAAGCACCGTTTTCATGTCCTCAATTTATCCTAAGCCGCTTACGATGCAAGTAATAATTGCGTCGCGAGTATGCTTTTTTTGCATACTCGAATCCTCCTCTTTCGAGTAAAAAGGGCAGGTTTCGGCGTGGTCCCCGTCTTCCCCGTAGCATTCAGGGCAGGTGTTTCCGGAAAGTTTCGGAAATAGGGATTTTGCGGAATGCCGCGAATGTTGGGCGTTCGCAGTAATCGCCGGGCGGATTCCGGCAATATCTGGAAACGTTTTCATGCCCAAGCGTTGATTGAAAGCGTGTCGGGCGGACCGTCTTTTCTCCCGATGTGGTGCGCGGTAAAAATCATCTCGACGTGGCCGAGGCTCGACGGCAGGCGTCCGGCGTCCACGTTGTAATTAACCTCGCCGTCCCGGTAGGAAGCCAGGAACGAACCCGAGCGTGCGATCCAAACTTCTTTGTGGCGAACCTTGAAACCGTCGCGCGCACTGTGATCCAAATAAATGCGGGGCGTAGTTGGTACCACGCCCCGCTTGTGGTCATGCCCCATTATGAAGATGTCAGCTTCGACACCTTCCACCATTTGGGCCACTCGATTTAACGAACCGCCAATTAGGCGCGACGCACCTTTACCGTGATGCGCGAAGATGTCAACAGCTTGCGAGCGCGTGCCGCATTCGATGTAAAGCCGAATCAGCGCACACACGCCCAGGTATTTGCAAGACAGTTCCCGCGCCAGCCGCTGGTCGGTATTGGTGTTGTCTCCGTGGAAGTGAAAGAAGTGGTTCCCGTTTATCAGTCCGACAAGCCGGCCCCGCATGAAGTCCAGTTCAGAAGCTATCAGCTTGATCTTCGCCTCGGCCAGCTTCACCAAGTCGTTTTTCGTGCTTTCGTGGAAAGCTGAACGCTCCAGGCATTCCCGTTCCGAGGTCGAAGCCGAATCCACCATGTCGCCCATACCGAGGAAAATTACGTTCGGAAGTGACTTGGCGCGCTTGAGGAAACTTTGCCACGCGCCGTCAGCGAAGTTTGGGCTGTCCCGGTGGACATCCCCGAAGATCACGAGGTGCAGCGGCACCCCGAATTTATGTTTTACGACGAATGAATGAGTGGTGAACAGTCCTGAGGTTTGCATACATATGCCCCTAGGAACTGCGCCACGGGGCTGCTGGCGAGCCGACGAACATCTTCTGAGAACTTCTCTAGGGTCGAATCGTTGTGCAGCGTGTAATTGAACGGCCAGTCGTCCAACTCCGTTTCGCTGCGGTGCGCGTCCATGTAAAGGCCGGTTTCAATGCGGATCAAAATTCCCCCACGGTCCCGTATTAAATCGGCCTCGTTTGGGAAGCGAACGTCCGTCAGGATGGTGCAGTCGAAGCCGGCTAGTTCGTTCAGTTGGATCTGCTCCTCTGCGCGAGACAGCCAATAACGATCGCTGAACAGGTCGCGCCGGAAGTCGGTCCCCCACCATTGCCAGATCGGGCGGAAGGCGTCTCGGTGCTCATCCATGTATTGCATCGTCACCCCACAGGCGATGGCAACTTCCTGCTTCAGCGCGAGCGCGAAGGCCAGCGTTGCGACCATGCCGGCGGGGAAAGCGGCTTGGATGATTGCCGCTGCGGTATCCTTCCCGCTGCGCTTCTTGCCTGAGATGCCGATTAGCTTCACGGCGCCGGGCTCGCGCCTTTCACCCCGCCCTCGATCATCTTGCTGACGAGATTGTTCGCGCCGTCGAAAGCGGTTTTCATCACCGCGGCTTGCCCGGCGTAGGCCTTGGAAATAACCCGCTCGTCGTTGACGGAACTCAGCTTTCCGATTGAGAGCGTGAAATGATTGGTCCCCTGGTTGAGTTCGAGCGCGAGCTTCTCCACGCTGGTTTGCTTATGGCCCTCGAACTCGAACGGCTGGCCTCCGATTGTGCCGCTGAACTTCGTTGACGGCACGGGATTGATGCACCCGACTAACCCGCAGCTCAGTGCGGCCGTTGCGATTGCGATCTGGATTTTCATAAATTCGTTGATGTCGTCGAAGCCCGCGGCCATGCGTGGCCCACCGTGTCTGCGCTTGAACAGCCGGCCAAGATTAGCGCGAGAAGGCAAAGGATGAGAGTGGTTTTCATGGCAGCCTTTTCGGGTCGTCGAGCTTGCGGAGATCCTTTATCAGCGTGGGTTCTTCGGCGTCAGGCGGTCCATTCTTGTTTTGCGGGTTGGACGATCCAGGGTTTGGCGTGTTCGTGCCTAGCCAGATGGCGCTGAAAATGCCCTTGATGCCGCGCCCGTTCATAACGGCGTGCAATGCGCGGGTGATATAGGGAGACACCGCCACAATCAGCAGCAGGTAGGTGCGATACTTTTCCGGTATCAGGTCAATGAGGGATGAGTCCATAGGCTTTTTCTGTGTTCACTTGTTCGATCTGCAACAGTCGCTCAATTCGCACCAGGCGAACGGCGTTCGCGGTGGCTGAAACGTTCAGGGCCCGGAGTTCCTTTCGGATGGCCGTGTTTTCCGCCGCCACGTAAAGCATCAGAACCGACAGCATCCCGCGCCAGCTCCAGAGCACCGGCTCCTTCGATCTCATCCGCTTTTCCTTTTCTTGAGCATGTCCAAATTTTTCTTTCGCGCGAGCCGCTCCGCGCGCATTCGCAGCACGGATTCACGGACCTTTTGCAAGAGCGTTTTCATGGGCGGAATTTCAGGCCGCGGAAGCGCACGGGGTTGTTGGTTGACGTGACGATCAAATCCAGCGTCACGCTGCTTTCGGCAAATGTGATGGAGTCGCGCTGCGAGCCGTTGACGACCGAAAAGGCGCCGTCCGTCGAGACAGTGAGCGTCGAAGGTTGCGAGGCGCCGGACTGCACCGGGTAAAGCAGCCAATGGAAAACGCTGTTAGTGGAGTTGAACCAAACGGCGTTGGCCCGCCGAAACGTTGAATCCCCGTCCGTCGTCCAAACGCTTGTGAAGGCATTTCGGAGGACGTTCGTGCCCGTGAAGTTGCTCACGGTCCCGTTGACCATCGCCACAACGAGATAATTGCTCATCGTTTGGCCGGCGTAGTTCGTGGACGGAAAACGAAACCCACTCGTGCTCAGGTTAGTCAGCCCGGCGACCTGGATGTGGTGAACAAGCTGGTTCGTGGTCAGCGTCGAGCCGGTCGGAATCTCGTCGCGCACGGCGATGTAACTCGGCTCGCCCGGGCGGTGCATGTGCAGGACGCGCCTGCGGTAGGCCGTCACGATGTTGGAAATACTGCTCGTGCCGTTCGTGACGGTCCCGAGCGCGTCGCCAACGAAGTAGGTGAAATCGTCGGAGTTAGTGTAGGCGGTGATGCGCGAGTAGGACGATTGCGCTGCGTGGCCGCGGTCAGGGAACGAAGCGCCGGCGCCGTTGATTAGCGGTACGTTATTCGCCCACGGCTTGAAGCCGAATCCGCCGCCGATACAGCACACGTCCGAGCCGTTGCCGGTGCTCAGTCCGCCGTAGGCCATGACCTGAAGCGCCAAGTCGGAATTGAGCGAGTGATTGCCTTCCGGGCCGTAGGGTCGCGCCTCGAACACCACGCTCACGCCATTCGTGAAGCTGTCGATTCGGTTTGCCGCAATCGTGGTGGAAATAACCGCTCCGTCGTCAATGAATAGCCGCGCCGCGGTGTTGGTGGCCGGCGTTCCCGGTGGCCACATTGGAAACGCCTCGATCATCAGGTCCGGCCAAACGTTATCGCTGTTCGCCTGAATCGTGTTCTGGTTCTGGTAATGATGCCACGCCACGCCGTCGCGGGTCAGCAGCGCGGCGTTGCGCCCGAAAGTCGGCGTTGCCCAGTAAAGCTCCTTTGAGCCTCCCAGTCCGCCGTCCTGCCATTCCCCGCTAACCTCGTGCGCGCCCGGCTGAATCATGCGGCTGAACCAATCGACGGTGTTCTTCATCCACGGCGAATTTGTCAGCCCCGCCTCAGGCAGTGCCGCTGCGTAGAAAATCGCACTGCCGTAAACGTCTGGCGTGCCGAAGTTGGCGAAGCCGTAGCCCCGCCCCATCATGTGCCGGCTGCTGTTGACCCACGGCGAGCCGCGTCCGATGAGGTAGTTCACCCACAGATCGAACACGCGCCGGCCCACGGTTGAATCCGCGTAAATGGCGAGCGGCGCAAGGCTCCAGTTGTGCCACATTGCCGAGATGTGCGACTCGCCGTATTTCTGGGAGTTGAACCAGGGCGAGGTTTCCGGCTTGTCGTATGTGAAGGTGTAATCGTTCGTCGCGACGTAAAGGTGCTCTGATTTGTAAAAGCCCCCTCCCTGCTCCATGAACGTGCAAACCTTCTCCAGTGCCGCCAGCAAGTTCGTGCGTTGCAGCGTCGAGAGTAGCGACCGGCCCCAGACGTAGGAGAGCGCGAGCGTCCGCTGTGTCAGCGGATAACAAGCGTTGCAGTCGTAGAAGATGAGCTTGTCTGGTGCGCCGTGCGCCCAGACGGTAAAGCGCCCTATGTTGTCCGCGAGCCGGTTCGTCCATGTGCCGGTGTTGGTGTTGAGTTGCGAGAGCAGGAGCACGGACATGATGCCGAGGTCTTCGCTGTTCAGCAAAAAGTTGTTGGTGTCCCACGCCGTTGTTGCTACCCACCACGCGGAGTTGGTCGCTGTCGCTGCCCAATTCGTGAGCGCCAGCCATTTGTCTGCCCCGCCATTGGTACCGAGAAACCAGGCGGCGTTGGAGCGCGTCGCCGCGCTGAACATCAATAGGTTGGTGGAGAACTTGTTCGTCAGGTAGTTGTCATCGGCGAGAAAGGAGCGATTCCAATTCGTCGCGTTGGTGGCCACGACGTAAGTGCGCGTCGCGCTGACGGCGTTCGTTGATCCGTTCGTTCCGATGTAGAGCGTGCGCCAATAAAGGTTCAGGTTGGTCGATTCGTTCCCGACGAAAGGCCGGTGTCGGTTCTCAAGGTTGCTCGTGGTCCGCACGTTGATCGCGTTGGAGTAGAGCAGCGTGAAAACCACATTTGTCGAGATGGGGTGATAGTCGTCCGGGTGAATGCCATCCGTGCCGGGGCAAATCGGAACGCCGCACGGATACAAACTGAATATGTCCACGACGTGCCACAGCTTCTGTGTGTGCAGGAGAAAATTGTTGATCGGGGTTCGCCAATAGTCCGGCCAGTAGTTCGTCGATGCGCCGTAAGTTCCCGCCGTGGCGTCACCAAAGATTTCGGGAATTGTGAAACCCACCACGAGCATGTTCGACTGCCCTGCCTCCCAAACGATGTTTGAATAAGTGGCGATCCAATCCCGGAACTCATACTCCGGCGGGTTGACGTAGGACGGAGCGTAGTTCTTATTCACGCCAATCGGGAACTCCAAAATGATTCGCCCGTTGCCATTCTGCAAAGCCGGGAAATTAGTGGCTGCAAGCATCGCCTTCACCAGCGGCCACTGGTTGCTGTAAGCTCGCCCCAGGGTGTCACCGGAAACCGCCATTTGAAACTGCCAGCGCGGCTTCAGCATCAGATAATTGGTGACGTATTGCGACCAGTTGTAAGCCGCCGTGTAAGAGTCCCCCATGTAGAAAACAACGTCGTTTGTGTAAACGTCCATCTGCGTCTCACGGAAAACCTGCAACTGATATTGGTAAACCTGCGAATCCAGCGTCGAGTCCGATGTCGCGAAATTGGTTCTCGCGTTGAAGCTGAAGATGGGCGGGTTGAAATCCGGCGTCTCGCCATCTCCCGGCTTGAAGTGTGGCGTCAGGCCGTATTGCGCGTGGTTCGGCAAGCTGACAAGGGCGGCCTCGTCACCGATTACCGTTGCGCCCCGCGCGCTCATCAGGCAGAATCCGAGAATGCAAACAACTGTCTGGCTCATCCACGGCATCGTCTTTTCCAGCGTCGCCCTCGTCATGCTCCACGCCATCATCACGAAGGACCAATGAAGAAAATCCTTGCCTCCCTGTTGGTTTGCCTCGCTGTGTCGTTTCTCTACGCCACTCGAAACGCGAACTGGGATCGCGTGTTCGATGAGATGCGCGGACGCAAGCGCCCGGAGTGGATCGAGCGCGCGCACGCCAGCGCGGACGCAACCGCTCAGGCCGGCTGCGTGGTGTTCATAGGCGACAGCCTGATCCAATCCCTGCCCGTCAACCGCATCGCATCGCCCGCGCTCAATCTCGGCATCGGCGGCGAGCCAACCGGACGACTCTTGATCCGCGCCCGATCTTATCAATCTCTGCGAACGGCAAGGGCCGTGGTCGTGCAAAGCGGAATCAATGACCTTGTTCGAGGCGCCAGCCCTGAAAGTATCGTGGCTAACCTCGAAGCCCTGCGCGCCTTTGTCCCCGCTCAAGTCCCCGTCGTCGTGTGCGAGTTGTTGCCGAACCGCTTTGCTGATGTCGCGCCGGTCAACAAGCTGATCCGTGAGCGCCTCGGCGGGAGTTGCCGCATCGTTTCCGGCGATTGCATTTCCGAGAAGAAACTCAGCCCTATCACTTGCGAGGGTGACGGCCTGCACCTTGGCCCCGCGGCGCAAGTCGCGTGGATGAATGCGATTGCGGGGCGTATTCACGGCGATGAATACTTGAAGCTCACCGGCCCAAAGATTTGATTTGCGTCCTCAGCAGTGCATCCCGCCGCGCCTCCAAGGCTTGCATAGGCGCGATTCAATGCCGCCTCAACGCCCGTCGTGGAAACCGTCGTGGTGGCGTAATACCAATCATCCCCCCCGTTGGATTCGGCAGACAGGATGTGATAATACGCCCCGTTCGTCATCGTGAACGAACTAGCCAGCGCGGCGTAAACGAAAGCGCCGGCCGCCGCCCCGTTGCAATCCACGGTGGCGCTGGCGAGCGTGTTGCAATCGATCCCCTGAATGCGAATGACGTGAGTTTGGCTGTTGCCGGATTTCACCCATCTCCCAAGATGTGTAACCACGACATCGGACGCGCCGATCTGAATCCGGCAACCGATTTCAAGATCGAACACGTTGCTCGGGGTGCCGAAAGCCGTGACGCCTGTAACCCATTCCGTGCCAGCCGCGGCGGCCGCTGGTCGCTGTAGCTGCGCCACGTAGGCGGGTTGGCGCAGGCTTTGAGCCGTGCAAGAAAACACGATCAGAAATGCGATCCACTTCATAAGCCGGGCGCAAAATACGTGTAACCCACGGTGCAATTCGTCCCGTCGGTGCGGCCCGCAAGCATCAGGCAAGTCCCGTTTGTGAGCACGGAAGGCGCGTTTGTCCCGTAGATCCCCGAGTAGCGCCAGCGGTTCGTCAGGCTGCTGAAATTGATCCCCCAACTGATCGCGCTCAAGTTCGTGATAGAGGCCGTCCAGAAAATCGGCGATCCGAGCGTCGAGCCACCCACGGTGTAGATGTGGACGTTAGATGAGCCGAGGTAGAAATCGTTTAGCGCGTTCGTCGAGAGCGTCAGCAGGTAGTTTGTGTTTCCGTTCCCGGCGCCGCTCACTACCTCTGCGGTTTTCGTGATATTGGCGATGTTGCTGAGGGCCGCGGTCCCGTACTGCTTCGTCTGCACCAGGTTGGAAATGGAGTTTGCCCAGTTGGTGAGGAACGCCGCTCCAGTGTTCGTGAGCGTGATCGTGTAATAGTTCGTCGCGAAGCCGAGGCCCACGCCGGCAACGAGCGAGTAGGTTGGATAAACCTTCGGCACCATGTAAAACGTGTTGCTCCCGCCGTTCGTGAGATATTCAAACTCCCACGAATAAACCGCGTTACTCTTGAGCACGGAGGCGCCGACGTAGCCGGTCGAGTCGTAAACGTTCCCGGGCCAGGTGACAGTGATATCGGTGTTCTCGTTGTAGTTCGAGATGGCCAGTCCGAAGCGGTCGCCCGTGGTGCGCGTGCCGGCGAAGTCGAGGGTGAAATCCGCGTTGGTGACGATGACGAAATTATTTGAAGCGGCCGGCACGGTCCCGTTGCCGAGGCGCTGCACGGTTCGGATGAACTGCCCGCTCAGAGTCGCGTTCGTCTTGTTCGTCAGCGAGCCTATGCTTTTGCTGCCTGTGATGTCCTGCGCGGTGGTGAGCGTCACGAAGGAATTGGTGACGCCCTCGAGATTTCCGACGCGGGTATTCAGTCCGTTGGTGACGCCCGTAGCCACGTCCGCGATGAACGACACCCGCCCGCTGTTGTTCGAGTGCGCGTTCCAAAGAATGCTCGCGGTGTTTGACACTACGAACACGTTGGCGTTGGTGGCCGCGTCCACGCCGTTTGTCTGCCATCCAATCGCCGCCGCGCCGCTGCCCGTGACGTTCACGCCGAGATGGGCAATGGCACCCGCGAGATATCCCGTGACGCCCGCAGTCCAGTTCACTGTCCCGGCAGAGCCAAGCGTGACGCCATTGGTGGAGAAAAGGGTATTGGTTCCGCCTGAGGCAGCCGGGACGGCCGTTTCAACCAATTCCCCACCCGTGGTTTTCCCGACGTATGAAACCACCGAGGCGTTTGTTTTGAGTCCATGCATCCAAACATTGCTACGAAAACCTGAGTGCGCGTTCACGTCGAAGCCGTTTGTGGGCGTGATGCCCGCTGCAACCAGCGGGAGATTTATCCCCACCCGCCCCCGGTCAATTACCATGACGTTGCTGTAAGCGTTCCCGCTGTTAGTCTGGTGCAGCAGCCATCGGTAGCTCTCGATGATCGCGTCGTTGTAATAGTTTGCTACCCAGTCCAGCGAATAGCCGTTTCCAACGGCGCGCAACCGCAGCGCGAGATCGTCCCCGCCCGCCTGCGCATTCGGCGCCGTTAGCGTCAGGTTGTCGTTCCAGAAATTCGTGATGACGAGGGCCAGCGGCAAGCCAACCGTGGTATTGGTCCTGGCCGCGAGCGGATAAGTGATCGTCACGGGCGCAACCTTGCCATCCCCCGCCACGCACAGGATCGCGTTACTTCCGAAAACAGGGCTCCAGAAATACCAGGAGTTCCCACTCGTCATTTGAAGGCGTGGTTCGGTGCTGGTCCCGCCGTAGATGGAAAGATTCTCGCTGTATTGGTTGATGGTGTAGGCGACGCCGTTCGAGCGGTTGGCGGTGAAGCCCCACGGTCGCTGCGAGTAGGCGCGATTGGTTCCGGTGACGCTCCAGAACGTTTCCCAAAGGAATGCGTCGTTCGTGCTGTTGCGATAAGCGGCCTCCATTTGCAGCCCGGCAATCGGCTCGGTGTTGTTTTTCCCTTCAAGGTTCCATCCGAGCGACCAGGTGGAGTCCGTGTAGTTGCTCCCCGCAGTCTCGGTGCGATAGGTGCCGAGCTGGCGAATCCCGTATTGCGCGCCGTTCGTGAACGGAATCCCGATCTGGTTCGAGCCGCCAGCGAGCGGGAACAAAAGCAGCACGGCGGTTTGGCTGTCGAAACTGCCGTTTGTCCCAAGCCAAAGGATGTTGTTGGTTCCGAAGCTAAGGATGGCCCTCCCCGAGGCGTCGCGCACAATCAGCGGATCGTTCGTCGCGTTGGCGCGCAGCGTTGCATTCGTTAGCGTGGTGGCGTTGCCGTTTCCCGATTGAATCGCGATGGCGTTCGCGTTGACGATGTTTGTCGCCGTGGCCGCGCTGATACCGCCAGCCGCAGCAACATCCACGCCCAGCTTGATTGTTGCTCCGCTCACGAATCCCGTCACACCTGAAACCCAGTCGATATTCGTAAACCCTCGATTCGTGTGCATGGCCACGCTGTTCGTGAGCATGATTTGGAACGCATTCGTGCGCTTGGCGAACATGCTATTTGCCGCGGTCTGGGAGTAGCCGGCGAGGTTGCTCGGCAGGTTCGTCCCCGTGCTGGTCAACTCTGCTGCGGTCAGAATCCCGGAAAAGTTCGTGTCGGGAACGGTGATCTGAAAAACGCTCGCCACAAAGTTGTTCGTGAAGGTGATCTTGTATGTCCCAGTCACCATCGAATTTGTGAACTTGCCGTTCGCGTCCGTCCGAACAAACCCGTAATCCCGGCCGATGACCGTGTTTCCGTCCGCGCGCGGGAAGGTGTCCGTCGTGGGTTCAATGCGGACCAGCTTGCGAGAAACCGATGTGGCGCCGTAGTTCGCGAGATCAAAAGAGACAGAGTTGGTGACGGCGAGCGCGCCCGTGGGTAATGACACCGCAGCGAGAACGGCGATTCCCACGAGCGCGCGCGGGGCGTGCGTGATGAGGCGGGAGAGAAAGGTTTTCATTCGTCAGTTGCTCCGATCGATGACCTGCCACCGGCTGCTAGTGCCGTCGTAAATGACTTTCAGCCAGGCTGGATTGTTCGTGAGCACCAGCTCGCCGCCCGTGCCGGTCGTGATTCGGTTCTCGGCCGTCGCCTCCAGGCCGTCATTGTTTCGGATGGTCACGTTGGCCGCTGGCATCGCGAGCCGCACGATATGGTAAGATCCGGAAGGTTCAGCCGCGAAGCCGACGTTCGTGTAAAGCCCCGACGGCCCCGAGAGTTGTACGTACACGTTTGTCCCGAGGATGATCCCGGAGTTGAATCCATTGGCGAGCCCGCTGTTCGCGCGCGGCGTGTAAATCACTGACCCGTTCCAAACATTCGTCCCGCGGATGACTGAGTTCGTGAGGTTGTTCCCGGTGAGCGCGTTGGTGTAGGCGGTCACGCCGTTGCTCGCGACCAGTGGTGCCGGGATTACCGTATTGCCGCCGTATTCAATCCGCAGCATTTGCTGGCCGGTGTCCACGTTCTCGATCCCGACGTAGTTACCGGCCGCAAAAAACGAGTAAACGCTGTCCAGCAATATCGACGCAGCCACGCCGCTGTTTGCGTTGGTGTTGATCTTGACCGCTCCGTAGCTGACGATCTGTGTGCTCACCAGTATGCGGTTTGTCAGCGCGTCAACGATGGCATTCGTGGCGTGAAGCCTGTCCACGTTCAGCCGTGTCCAGTTCGTGCCGACGTTGTTTGAAAGCGTGCCGCCGAATCCGGTTATGTTCGTGATGACGGCGAGGTTGATATTCGCGCGGATCGTATTCGTCAGGACGTTGGTTGAGAGCGTGCCGCCGGCAATCGTCGAGTTCGTCAGCGTCTTATTCCCAAACGTCTGCGCCCCTGAGCCGGTTGAAACGTAGTTCGACAGCGCCTGCGCGTTCGTTGAAAACGCATTCGTGAGCGCGTATTTGTTCAGCCCGTAAATGAGTTCGTCCGCGTCGTTGGTGCGGTTCGTTGACCAGGGCTGCGTATCCCACGGCACGAGGATGGCGTGAAAGTTCGTCGTCGGTGCGCTGTTTGTCGAGATGGCGCAGCACGAGTCCGCCACGGTTGCGTTGTCGGGAATGCTCCACTGAAGGTCCGTGCCGGAAAGCACCACGTTGGTTGCCGTCGTGAGTCTCGAGTAATACGCCGGGAAGTTCCCGGCCATGAACCGTTGAAGGTTCGTCGCGCTACCCGCGGGCGAGTTCGTCGTGAGCCAATCCACGGTGTTCAGCGGCGCGTTCGTCCAGCGCTTCGTGGCGCCGTTCACGACGAAGTTAGAGCCAATCATCGTGCGGTTAGTGAAGGTCACAGTGACGCTCACGTAGGCCGCTTCCGCGCTCACGGCGCACATCATCAAAGCGAAAAAGAGGTTTCTCATAAAAGCTCGGCCAGGAACTGCCCGTTAGCAAACCCGACGGAATAAAGCTGGTCGGTGATTTCGTCCGTGAAAAGTATCCTTGTCCCTTTGGCTGGAGCCTTGCTGACATAGATTCCCTGCGCCTCATTCTTCCCGAGCGCCACGTCGCTAACCACGGCCACGCTCGTTACCCCCGTGTTGAGTTGTGGCTTGATGTAGATCGTAGATCCGTATCGGTTCGAGCCGGAAGCGGTCCCCAGCAGGAACTCGCAATAGGCCATCTGGTTCGTGATCTTGCCGCTCATAAACGTTGACAGGTTCGAGCTTGTAACCGGCAGAAGGAACGGGAATGCGCTACTGGCCGTCGCTGCCGAGGCGTCCGCGCTCGTCCACTCGGCGAGCGTCAGGGGATTTGATAGGGTTATCTTCGCGCTGGTCACCGCGGTCTCGACCTGCACGCGCGTATCGCTGGTGGCCGAAACGAACGTAACGGCGAAATCGCGCGCGTCCCCGTAACCAAATACCGGCCAGTCCGTCGGCGTCGGCGATGTCGCGGAACGCACGAAGCGCCCCGTGCTGAGGTTAAAGCATAGGTTCTCTAATGACATCGCTCCTCCATTTTGCTATGTGTTGACATAGAAAGCAATTAGCATTGCTGGTTCTCTCCCCAAGTCCTCCAAAGCTCGTTTTCTGTAGGTGGCTCGATTAGGTATGAGCCGGAAACTGTTATTTCCTGGCAGGACGTGGCCGCGGTGTCGGTTCTTATGCCAACGCCGGAAGGTGATAAATAGAACTCGACCGGATGGGTTGTGACGCGGTGAAAGCCGGAAACATATATCGTTGAACGCCTGAGTGCGTTTGCAACGTCAGCGCGCGCATCTATACATCGGCTAGCAAACCCGACCGATGCGTCATTGCTCTTTGTGAAAGTTACCGGAAGCGGCACGCTGCTGATTTCGCACTGATCGTAGAAGCCACCCACCGATCCACCTACCGACTGGGAATTGAATCCGCGCGGGTCTGCGGGTAGCAATGTGTCGTCGTAATAGGTGGCGAGCCCGTAGGTTGGGCTTCCGTTCACGGCGTCAATGAACGACTCCCTAGCGTCCTCCAGTTCTTCCTGAAGTATCGCCTCCAGTTCCGTGACGCTGAACCAATCGCCGAACGTCAACTCGGCGTGCATGGCGTTTCCAGCCACGGTGAAATCTAAAACCCACCGCACGGAGTAATCGTTAGCGGCCTCGAAAGATGTCAGGTGCGAGTAAGCCGGATCAGTGGCCTCGTCGTAGGTGAACACGTAGGCGCCTGGCGCGTCGGAAAAAACGACGGCATCTTCTGGATGAATCGGGAAATTCAGCGCAAACGATGGCAGAAACCCAACCTCCCCAGATAATTCAAAAGCGCCGTAGTTCGTGCGGGCGGTGCTGAAAGTCAGGTTGAAATCGGATGGCTGATAGAACGCAGATGGCTCGAAAAGTTCGTGATAATCCCGAAAGCGAAGTCCGAGAAAGATCGCTCCAGTCCACGGACGCGACGCGGTGCGAATCCAGTAGCGTTCACACGAAGGGCATTCACACTGACAAGCAAAAGCTAGATCTCCGGTTGCCATTATCCCTCCTGAAAGGCGTTACTGGCGCGGATGAGCACATACCACGTCCCGGTTTGCCCGCTCACGCACACGCGGGTCTTTCGGTATTCCGGCAGCCACACGCGGCCGGCGAGGTTCATGTCAATCCACTCGATGTTGTAGGTGGCCTCCTCGGGCGTCCCTTCGTCCTCCGTCACCGTGAATAGCGGCGAGGGCTTCACGCGCGCGGCAAGGATCACGGTGTGGTTTTCTATGTAGTCCGGTGAAACCTGCTCCGAGAAAACAACTTCCTCGGCGTCGAACTCCTCGCCGTCCACAAGCGTAGTTGTGCGCTGGTTCCAGGGCGCGGTGTCGGGCGTGTAGTCGTACTGGTAGCCGGCAATGGTCGTGGACAGGCCCGCTATTGAGCGGTCGTTTGAGTCCCAACCGATTGAGCGCAGTTCGTCCGGCTTCGCGACGCGGATAATCTCGCTGGTAGCTGTCCTGACACCATCATCCGATACGGTCACGCGCCGGCATTCGAGGTGGTTCTTCTTTGTCGTGGTGACAAGCATCTGCTCGCCAGCGAAGCCGCCGCCACCACCCTTTGCCGTGCTGTGAATCTTGAAGTGGTCCGGGAAGTAATCGATCCGAATGCCGTCTCCCGCGCGCGGGGTGCGTTCCCCGATGTTCTCACGAATCCGGTTCAGCCATTGCCCGAGGTCCGAATCGCCGACGGTGGGTTTTGCGAGTTCTTTCATCAGTCAGAACTCACGATGGTGTAGAGGTTCCCGGCCCACAGTCCGTATTCGCCTTTGAGCACGAGTTGGATCTTGCCGTCGCTTTGCAGACTCACGCGGCCGGTCTTGAGCCAGCCGGCGTAAAACTGAGGCGCAGAACCGCCCGCGGCGATGCCGACGTTGCCCGTGGGTATGCTGAACAGGATCGGGGTTCCCATTGCGGAAGACAGCGCCGCGGTGCTGAAGATTGACCCAACGTTGTCGAGTTCAAGCCCGGCGGGATATTGCGCGCTCACTGTGCGCGTCCAGACAACGACAGGAACGAAAACGCGATAGGACTCGATACCCCGGGCGCGGGTGTCCCAATAGTCGCCGTGCGATCCCGTTCCGTTGTCTGTTGCGGCCTCGCCGATGAGGTCGATCATCGAAGCCAGAACCTCGTCGCGCCCCGTCTCATTCTTGATCGCGTCCTCCAGCAGCCGGATTGATTGCGTGCTCAGGCCAACGAAAGACGGGTTTTGGTGAATCGGGAAAGTGACATCCGCGAAATCGATCTCCATTGTTTCGACCGCCTGCTCATTCGGCTCGCCGTATGTGCCTGAATAGCGCGCCGAAACCATCGCCACAGCGCTCCCGGGCGCCTGGTCGTAGGTCACTTCGTCCGCGCCGGAAGCTACCAGCACCTCATAGTAGGTCCGCACCGCTTCCGCCTCGCCGTGCCAACGCTGCTCGTAGTCGCGCCCGCCGATGCGTCGCGCGGTCATGCGCGTGGGCATCTGCTGCGGGGCGGGATTTCCGGCAATAATGCAGTTGCTCATGGAACAGCAATCAGGGTTTTGGGTTTCAGTTTTTCGGCGAGCTTCTCAACGGCTTTTGTGGTCTTCTCCTGCTCGTGCCTGAGCTTCTCCGTTGGGTCGTTGCTTCCGCCCGAGCCGATCAAGTTGCGCCCGCTCCATTGGCCGACGCTGGTCAGTGAGCCGGCGGAGAGTTGAGCGGCGCGGCTGGCGTGGAATGCCACCGCCTTTGCGATTACCTCGGGTTTTATGGGTGCCACGAAAATCTCCTCGCCTCGCTTTTTGCGTGCTGTTCTCTCGGCCAATTTCGCTGGATCGTATCGGTCCAGCATGGCGTTGAACATTTCGTCGGAAGCCATTCCAACCTCGGCATCCCTGTCCCTTAGCATTCCTTGCAGGGCTGGCGTTTTCATGCCGGGGATCTGGCCGATGGTCGCTAGGATCGCGTGAAGGAATCGGATGGACTGCTGCTCCAGTCCTAGAATGCCCATGCCAAGCGTTGTGATGCCTAGGTCAACTCCCTTGATAACGCCCAAGAGCGAAACGCTCCCGACGTTCTTTAGCGCCGTGCCGATGACATCAAGCCGGTCGCCCATTTCTTCGAGGGCTGAATTGACATCCACGCCGATTATTTGCGCTAGCTCGTGTGCCCTGGTTGATGCGTCCGCAAGTGATTGCTCAAGGGCTGGAAGCATCGCCATTCCGCCCCTGCCGAATAACCCCTGAGCCGCGGCCATCTTGTCTCCACCGAAGTCCGTAGTACGGAACTTGTCGGCAACGCGCTTGAACAGTGATTCGATTGACGAGCCGCGGAGATCGGCCTCGCTGATTCCCATCGCGGCGAACAGCCCGACCTGCTTTCCTCCTCCGAGTGCTTCCGCCCTTGCTTTGGCAAGCCCTTTGTAGGCCATCGCCAAGTCGTCCATTGAAGCCCCGTTTTGAGTAGCCCAAAACGTCTGCTCCTGAAGTGCGTCCGTGGAAATGTCCAGCGCCGTCGCGGTGTCCCTGATCTTTGAGTTGTAATCTATCAACTGCTTGACCGCGAAGCTGATAGCCGTTGCCCCGAAAGCCCCCGTGAGTTTGCTTTTAACCTGTGCCGCGAACTTATTCGACGCAACCTCAGCCTCCTTCAGTCCCGCCTTGAAGCCGGTCCCGTCGAGCGTGAGCATGGCCGCTAGTTTCAGAATGCTCATGCCGCCACCCCCTGTTGCTTACGAACCAGATCTAACAGCGCGCGGCGCGACGGGCCAATAAGTGACAGTTTTCCATCCTCCTCCAGCTTCGCCGCGTGCATCGCGTTGGCAGCGTTTATAGGCATGTTCCACGTGGAACTATCATCGAAGCCGCTAGATCGCAGAAATAGGTATAACCTGGCAAGCTGGTCAGAACCTAATTCGCGCGTGGTTGAATCGCTGTCCGGTGAATTAGTCTCGGGGAAAACGTCACCCGTGCGGATGTAATTTAGAAACGCCAGCATGGCGCCCGGTATGTCGAACCGCCCGGCGAGCAGTCCCCACAGCTTGAAATGCAGCCAGCGGCGGCGTGGCGACGCAGCGAGCCGTTGGTTTTCTTCCCACGACCACGCACACACGAACACAGACGCTATGAGGTCTTCGTAAAGCGGCACGCGGCCCGCCACAAACGCCGAATCAATCTGCGTCAGGATCAGCCGGTGCCCGATCGAGAACGGGCGCATCCGCAAGCCGATGATACGCGGCTGCGGCGGATCGAGGATTGCTTGTGAGAAATCAGACACACATCAAGAGGCGATTGTCAGGCCAGCGAAGGTGCCCGCCGTGGTCGATTCGTGCGCGAGAAGCGAAAGCGAAACGCTCAAGATGCCGTCGCGCGACTCCTTGAACACTGGCATGGAAATCAGGTTCCACGTCCCAACCGTTGCGGCCACGGCAGAGCCAGAGCCGCCGATTGTAATAACGTCGAGCGGAAGCAGCGCCTCCAGTGAGGCAACCACGGCGATTGCCGCGGCGCGGGTTGCGCCCGTCGGGAAAAACTCAACATCGATCTTCCGCTTCTGTTGGCTCGCCACACGGGTCGCAATAGTCCCGCCGTCCTGAGAAGGCACGTCCTCGGACTTGAACTCTGCCGAGAAGCTGCGCGTGCCGGCGTTGAACGTCGCGGCTCCGGTCATGGTGATTGTGCCGGGGAAACCGTTGATAACGGCCTCGCCTGCGATGATTTCAAATGCTGGCATATGTGTTCCTCGGTTAAACGATTGCGAGAGCGGCAAAAATCAGGCTGTCGCTGGAATTGGTTTGCACGGCTTCGAGCCGCATAACTACGCTCAGAATTCCGTCGCGAGACTCACGCGTTGTCATCCCGCTCATCAGGTTGTAGGTCGCCGCCGAACCTCCCACCTTCTGCAAGCCAGCCGAGGCGAGCGCCGGAGTGCCGCTCTGAGTGATGGTGATCACGGCGTAGGCTGTGAGTGCCGTCAGTTCCGCCACTTCCGCGATGGCGTTCGCACGCGTCGTTCCTGATGGGAAAAACTCCAGCTCCAGAATCTTGCGCCGCTGGCAGGCCACGATAGTCGCGATGGTGGCTCCGTTCTGGGCTGGGATCTCCTCCATCTTAAAATCGTGGCTCAGGGTGCGCGTGCCGGTGTTCATAACGTGCGTGGCTGGCGCCGCGCTCGTCGTCGCGATGGTCCCCTGAATGCCGTTGATGACGGCTGCACCTACTAAAATTTCCGCTGCTGCTGCCATATATTTTCCTCTGTTATGCTATAACTGAACCGCAACACTTGACCGCAAGCGTCAACCGACTAACCCACTCCGCGGGCTGTCCGTCCGCCCCAGGCTCTATGTCCCAAGACTGAGCCCTAATATAGTGCTTGAAAGCGGTATATTCTATAGTGGCGTTGCTTAGGCCGGTTTGTAGATCGGACTCTGAAACGAAAAAGTGCGCCCATACCTCTGAGCATAGCAAATGAAAATCATCCTCAGTCGTGTCGGCAAACGGCGAGCGCGTTATGATCTCCAGTTCTGCCACCCAGTTCCCGATATTCAGCGTTTCCTCGTTCTCCGCGGCGCGGCATACGCAGACCACGCGCTGCGCGGTCACGGTGTCGGCCCCGAGGCCAGCGTAAATGCTGCCCGATGAAATCAGCGTGAGCGTTCCGGCCGTCACCGCGGCTTGCAGATAGGCCTGCGCGGCTAGCTGTGTTTTATGTGCGATGTGATTCGCGTAGCTCATCGACGTGCGCTAAAGCGGTTTAGGACTGGCTGCAGCTTTCCACGGAGGTGCTCAATCATGTTACTGGCCGTCATGTGTCGTGCGATGGCCATGCCGCGTTCCGCAATCGGCATAGGGTTGCCCGGGCGAAGTCCCGTCCTGGCTTTTGAAATTTCGAGCAGCGAGGTGTTTCCAATCTCGCACGCGACCACACCGTTAAGCGTGAAGGTGGCCACGCGCGCCCATCCCTTTGGCTGGCCGGATAACTTCAGCGGGAAACGAACTTGCCCCTTCTTGTCCCTGGTCGCCACCGCCAGCCGCTTGATTGCCCATAGCCAGCCGCTCGCAATGAACGCCGTGGAACGCAGAGCCGCGGCACGCATCCTGCGGGCCGCCGCCGACATCTCGGCGCCGGCGATTCCGGCCTTGTTGGTGCGCGCCCGCCTCCAGTTGACGATCCGGTACAGGTTCAAGCTGGCGGCGCTGCTTCCGTAAACCCGACGGGGCGTTTTAAGCATCCCTCCCGTGCGCTTATTCACGAATCGGCGATCCGTCTGCCCGAGCGACCATGCAATCTTGTTCGCGTCCGCACGCTGCGTGGCGTTCACCGCGTCCAATGCGAGCCGATAGGCTTGGCCGTTGATGAAGTCGGGCATTGTCCGCGAACTCTGCGCGTAACAATCCCTGAGGACTCGGTTGAAGTCCGCCGTGTTCATCGTCATGTGGACAACTGGCTTCATCCTCGTTGCGCTGTTTGCAGCGTGTAGGTTATGCCAGCGAGTGACGGCACGATCCGCGTGATGCGGCATTGCGCGCGAGTGGCAACCGCTTCGTCAGCGACACATGGAATGCCGTCGCTGTCCACGCACACGGCAATGACCTGGCGTTGGGACGGCTTAGAATCCATGTCGGCGATGTTTTCAGTAGGGACAAGGATCGCAAATTCCTGGCCATTGAATACCCCTCCGTCGGTTAGCTCCTGCATCATCTCCCGCGCACCGCAGGTGCCAGTATATTCAACGTCCGAAATCTCGAACGTGACCGGCTCGCGGCCCACGATTCCTCGCAAGCAAAGTCTGTCGATAGCTTTCAGGCTCATAACTAAAAACGCGCGACGGGAAACTTCAAAAACCCGTCGCGCGCCCAACCAACCAACCAAAATTTTCTACCGCGTGTGGCGCGCTCGCGCGGGCCTCGTGCTTCTCCGCTCCGGTTCCGTGCCGACCACTGGCGCCGGCGTTGGTTCCACTGGCGGAACGACTTCAAACAAATGCGAGAACCGCGTCGGGATCTCCGCGCCAGTGCCGGCCAGCAGGAACGCTGCTTTCGGATCTCCCTCTCGCACCGCCTGGTTCTGCTCCCGGTTCAGATAGAGCCGCTCGGTGGCGAATAGCCGTTTGCCATCGCGTCGAATCACAAGCGCGTAGTGACCAAAATGTTCGTGAAGATCACGGCCTCGGAATTCGTGTTGTTGATGCGCAGTAACCTAACCGAGGACACGTTGCCGACGTTCGGAAAGACAGCCGGCGTGATGTTCGTGAAGAAAGGAGCGTAGTTGACGCCCATAGGCGAATAGCTAATGGCAATCGTGTTCGTGTGCCAGATGGTGCCGTTGGCCGAAAGTTCAAAGATCACGGACATATTCGTGATCGCCGTGGCGAGCGGCCCCGCGGCGTTGATGATGACACCGAACCCGTTTGGCCCGATTTGAATGGCGCGCCGCGCGCCGGCCACGATGTTGGAGTTATACACGGCGGCGTTGTTGCTCACGCCAAGCGAGATGAATGGGTTTGAAGGCGCAGTGACGCTGTTCAGCGGGTTGTTTGTCACCGCGTTGGCGATGATTGGCCCCTGACCGAACTGTGCGTGTGCGCTGACCGCCAGCCCGAACGCTGCGAGGATTGCAAAAAAGGTTTTCATGTTTCGTGTTCTTTCTGGTCTGTTTTCAACGTTCGATTAGCTCACCGGCGGAATGCCCGTAATGCTGCAAAAACGGTTCGGCTGATAGATCGCGAGGGCGAAGCGGGATTCCGCTAGCACCGTGATTATGTTCGAGAGGAACTTCGAGCCGTCGCTGTCCGTGGTCTTGATGACCAGACCTTGCCGGCGGAAAATCTGCCCGCCCTGCTTGAATGCGCCAACGAGCGCCGTACCCTGTGCGATCTGTGTGTTCGTAACGACAGGCAAGCCCCACAAGATGCCGACATTCGAGAAACCGCCGACGCCGTAAGGACCGAAACCAGGGCCGCCGAAGAGGTATTGGCCATTGCTGTCCTTCGTGAGCCGCACGTTCAGATAGTCGAGCGGGTTCATCACGTAGGCGTCCGGGGACGTGAAGCCGGCGCCGTTCGCGCCTTCGACGTAAGCCTTGGCGCGGAGCAAGTTGTCGATGGTGTTCGTCGCTCCAGAAATCGTCTGAATGCCGGTCGTGCCGAGCACCCCGTAAATCTGAGATGAACCCGTTCCGTTGAGCAGGTAGTCTTCTTCTTTGGATTGCACCATGAAGGAGAGCCGGCCATTGATGTAGGAGCTGGCCTGCTCCTGGTCGTTCATCATTTCCTCGGTCACGTCGAGGTAAACGGCCGTTTTCTCGACCGTGGCGTTGATGACGCCCACGTCGAGTTGCGCCTGCGGTTTGGCCGCGGCTTCCGCGACGCGTGCCGCGGCCTGCGTGTAACTCAACTCGCGCACATATCGAACCACGTCACCCGAGGTCGTCCCCTGGCTGAACAGGTCCGCGATATTGAGCGGCTGCTGCCCGAGCAGGTTGAACTGGCGCATGATGTCAACGCCCGTGCCGCCCGTGCCGCCGATGTCCGTCGAAGTGGAAACGTCCGACGTGCCGAGGCCGAAATTGACGCGCGTCTGCATTCCAACCATGTCGTGCCGGAACGAATAACGGTCCGGGATCTCGAAGCTGACGTGATTGCCGCGGCCGATGCCGCCCTTGCCGTTGCCGCGGGTCGCGCGGCTGGCGTTACGGTAGGATTCACTCGCAACGAAACGATCGCCGATGCTGCCGTTGCCGCGCGTGGGCGCCTGGCGGTCAACAATCTCGGAGGCGCCGGCCGTCGGTGCCGCGCTCACAATCGGAATGATGTCCGATTGGAATTTGCGGATCCCGGTGCCGTCACGGATCGCCTTCTCGGCAATCTCGACGATCTTCGGGTGCGTGCGCTGGTATTGCAGGACCAGCGCGGAAATTTCTTTCACCTCGTCGAGCTGACGGGAGAAATCCTCTTTCGTGACGATGTTTGGAGCGCCGCCTTCAGTGGCGATAGCGTCGAGGAGAATGGATCGTTTCATAACTTTTGACTCGTGTGTTTGTTCTGCTGCGTTCCGTAAAATTTTGGCGTTCGGGTCGGCGGGGATTCCTACAAAGCTGACTTCCAGCGGCTCCCATTCGATCGCGCGGTATTCCGTCTCGTCCTCGTTGGACTCGAAACGGTTGACGACATAACCGACGCTCACATAACGGAGCGTGCCGTCTTCTACTTCGGCCATGCACTCGTCTCCGGCCTTGTTTCGCGAGAACCTAACAACTGCCTCGCCGTTTCCGTCCGAGGTGATCGTGGCGCTCTCGGTGATGCCGCAACGCATGTGGGTGTCGTGCTCCATTAGCACCGCGGCCCCGGCGTTGAATCGTTCGAGCTTCACCGCGCCGGCATCGTGCGACAGTACTTCAGTGCCGAACCATCGCTTGACGGGTGTCTGGGTCGAGAACCGGACGGTGATCGTGCGCTTGTCCTTGTCTAGCCCGGCGCGGGTAAGCTGCGCAGACCGGAACATAGTCCCGGTGCTCAGGCTTTTCGTTTCGACGTGCGCGCTCTTTGCCACTAGCGCAACACATATCACCGAAACCTATGTGGTGGGAAATGGAACTTCTTAACTTGAAACCTATTTGACCCATCCCCATCTACGACCGCTGCGGATATAACTAATCGCGGCCTCGCTAACTTGTAGATCGATGGCGAAGATTTTTCCCGGCTGCGGCGAGCTTCTAATCTTGCGCACTATGTCAGGGTTTAGCCTTGCCCTGTTATGTGGCCGGCGAGGTTCGCTCATAATGGGTTTTCGATCTCGTCCAGCACCCTAAGAAATTCCTTAGTGAGTTCTCCTGCTTCTTTGTTTTGCTCCACGATCTTGCGCCGGATCTCAGCCTCGAACATTTCTCGTACCTCTTTAACCGGATCGATCAATCTTGATTTCATTCCACTGCGGCCGGCGCCGCTGCTGCGTGCTCTGCCGCCTCGGCCGCGGCGAGGGCTTCCGTTTCATCCACGTCCTCGGGAAGTTTGATCCCGCGCGCCTCGGCTTCGATCTTCTCAGCTTCCAGTTCGTCGAGGATTTCCAGGAACTCCTCCCCGAGGTCCGCACAGATGCGCGTTCGCGTCGTGAGCTTCAGCCGCAACTGCTCCGCGATGGCGGCAACTTCTTTTGTGGGGTCGAGCCATTGCCAACGGCGCCCATAGAACCTCGGTTGATTGAACTTCTGGAACTTGCTGGCCGGGAGAACGATTTCCCGCCCGCTCGGCAGCACGTAGTTGCAGACTCCAGAGAGCAGAGCCATTTCCAGCCACGCCGAGAAAACTGGCTCGTTGAAATCGCTGCTCACGCACGTCTGCAAGAACTTCCACGTCTCGATCTCCTCCTGCCGGCTCATGCGCCCGCTTGAAAAGTTCACACTGGCGTAATCGTTGGCCAGGTTCGGGTAACTCACGGACAGGCCGCAGGCGATGCCACGCAAGCAGGCGTTGGTGAAGTCTCCATAGACTGAGTTTGGATGATTCCAATCCACAACCTTGACATCCATCCCGTAAGGCAGCTCCTCCACCATCCCGGGCTCGGCGTCCATGTATTTTCCGCCACCGTTCGCGCCCTCGCCGCCGTATTCGCCCGGCGCGTTCGTTCCTTTGGTCAGAAACGCCATCTTGCGCGACGCGGCCACACTGCCCGTGATTTCCGCTTCGTCGTAGTCCGCGAGCATCTTGAGGCGCAGCATCGAAGCGGCCCCCCAAGGAAACCCGCGCGTCTGCCCGATCTCGCGCATGAGATAGGGGTGAATGAACTCCTTCGCGTCGTAGCGCCTTGCCCGGTAGGCGCTGCCGCGGCTGAAAAGCGTATCCGTCGGGTCCGAGTCCGTGATCCAATACGCCACCACGCGGCCCGCGGCGTTCGTCTCTACGCCCATCCGAACCACGTTGCCGTTGGCGAGGTTGTAGTTCGCGCACTGGTAAAGCCGATCAATCTGAATCGGTTGCAGCGCGAAGTTGAATTTGTTCCCGGCCTCCGGCCCGCGCACCATGCGCCAGAGCGTTTCTCCGCACGTCCCGAGTTCGTCAATGTTAAGGTGCTGAACCTGCGTCCATGAAAGATTCTTGGCCGTTGTGCAATTCTCTTTCTTGCCCCACTCCCAAAACGCCTCTTCGATCAAGGCGTTGGCCAGCTTGTCGGGTTTCCCGGGAATGAGTTCACCGTCGGCGAAGGTGTGCGGGTCGCACGCCTTGTTCTTCAGCGTCATCCCGCACTCACCCACGACGTTGCTTTTCAACATCGAAAGGTATTTCTGGAAATACTCGTTGTTCTTCCGCAGGTCGCGCGCGCGCTGGCGTAGAATCGGAAGCTGCGTGTGTAGCACGGAGTCGAGCGACATGTCTCCGAACGCGCTCCACGGCTGCGTGAGCCGGTTGACCGCGGCAGCGCCGAAATTCCGGCGCTGCGTTTCTGATTCGCGTTTTGGAACGAATCCAATTCGGGCGGCAATGCGACGCATGATGCCGCTTTGTGAAAGTGATTTCATAAACGTTTCCAACCAACACCAGCAATGCGCCGCAGGTGAATGATCTCCTCGGGTTTGTCTGAGCCGTAGGGCTTGCAGAATTTGACCTCTCGGCAATTCAAATCGGTTGCAAACGGCAACTCAGCCCTGACGGTTTCGCCGCGCTTTGCGTTCTCGAAAGGTTGGATTTGTGAAAGTGCTTTCATTTCTTCTTGCGCTTTTTCCCTTTTTGGCCGCGGAACATATAGCAAACAAGTGCAACGCGCTTGGCTATCTCAAACCCATCCGCAATGTCTTTTTTTAATTCCTCGGTCACGTCTAAGTAGAATTCTTTTTTCATCGTGGATTCCTGAATCGCATATAGATGTTTTTGTTGCCACCGCCCACCGCGGACTCCTCGGCCTGCACGTTGGATTCCGCAACGGCCAGGAGCTTCAGTCGCTCGTCAATAGTCATCAGCGTGACGGCGCGCTCGCCGAAGATCGTATAGGCCTGCGTCGGGTCTGGCGCGGTGGCTTCCAATAGGTTCCGCAGCGCGTCGCGCACGCGCCGCCAATAGCTGCGCGTCTCGGTTTCAATTCCCGCCGTGGTGAAGTTGGTTAGAACCGTCAACCGCGAGGAATAGACGGTGAACACTTCACCGCTGAGAGCGACTTTGCCCTCAATGGCGTAGTCGCCGGGGCCGAGCAATGCTGTTTCTGCGGCTGTGAGTGTTACGGCGTAGCCAGTGACACTATCCGTCGTGGCTGTTGCCGTGTGTGTGCCGCCGGCCCCGACGATGTAATAGGAAAGAATCCAGCCATCGGCGGCGGAATAGTCGGTGTAGTTGCCCTGCGTCCATTGGACTGTATCACCGGCGCGGAACTGCGTCGGCTCTCGCGTCGGAATGCTCGCGGCCATATCTTGGCCGCAACTTGCCGCCGTTAGGTTCCTATGTCAACGGGGATTCCTCTAGCAGGACTATCAGCCACGCCAGAATTGATTTTTCTTTGCTATGGTATTTTTCACCCTGCGGAGTCGGAGGAAGTTTCGCAAGTTGCTGCCGAAGATAGGCGGCGGCCAGGGCTGTTGCGGTTTTCGCCTCCACGCCCATAACTGCGGCCACACCCTCGATGTCCTCCTGCCTGCTCATGTCAACGGGGATTCAGCGCGCACGCACTCACCTATGGCGGCGTCAACTATGTCTAGCGCGCGAAGGAGTAGTCCGCGGCTCAGTTTCCAGCTATAGCAACCGTCAGCCATAAGCCGCAATTTCTGAGCCGTCTCTAACTTGCGCGAGATTTCTTTCAACTGCTTTTGTGTTTGGTTTTTCATAGATGTTCAAAGACTACCGATTTTGAGGAGATGATCCTGTTGATGATTGAAACCGTGATTGTCTGATGTACGTCCGCCAGGATTTCCCCCGTGGCTGGATTCACAATGGCGAAGTCGAATTTCCTTCGATAGAGCAGGCTACGCAAGATTTCCGGCGAGGTTACAGGGACGCCTATTGTGGTTTTTCTCATAGATTATTTCCTGCTGTTCCAGAGCATGATTGCTTCCAGCTTGCTTTCGCCGGTTGGGCCATCAGACGAACAGGTTTCGCATGTCACGTAGAAGCCCAAATCCGCTATGTCATGCACTTCTAATTTGTCTTCCCCGCAAAACGGGCATTCCCTAAACGGAAGGGAAACCGCGGCCTCGAGTTGTGTGTTGATTTTGTTGAACATATCTCTGTCCAACATTGGTTGTGTTTGGTTTTTCATTTTGGTTTGTTGTTTACCGAAATTTGCTCGGCCTCCGCAGCGCCTCCGTCCTCCGCGGTGGTCGAATAACGGGCGCGGGTTTGGTTGGCTCTGTCGGTGCGGGCGCGTCCGCCTTCAGCACATATTCCTTCGCCGCTGGTTTGTTCGCTTGCAGCGTTTTGAAACACGTCTCGAAATTTGGCCGCAAGACTTCCAACGCCGCATGGGAATAAACCCGCTTGTCGAGCGCCTCATTGCGCGCGTGAGTCTTCACCCATTTGCGGTTCAGTTTCCCGTTCTCCCACGTCGTTTCTTCGTGCTCGCTCACGAGTTGCTCGAACCAAATCAGATCGTAGCCGTAGTTTCCATCTGGAAAGTGCATGTAACGCGGCCCGGCGCGGAGCAGCTTCAGCCGCGAGAAGATCAAGCCCTTCGCCGTGTCGGTCCCAACGCGCACGCAGGGCGTTCTCCGCGCGCCCTGCCGCGTGACACCGCTCGCGACGGGTTGCCCGGGCGTGCTCGAACCGTAGCACGAGAAAATGAATCGGCTGTTCCGCGGCCTCGTGAAGTCGTCAACACTCTTCCCCTTGAAGCCGCGGTCAATCAGGCACGCGGCAACCGGCAGCGTCGAACCGCACGGATGGTTGTAGCGCCGGTTAAGCGCAGCGTCCACGCGCTCCCACGTCTCCGGCAATTCGGGATCGCCTGCGATCAAAATGTTCTCAATACCCCATGACTCCTCACCGAAGCCCCAACCTACGATCTCCAGTTCCACACGGTCGGCCTGCCGATCCCCGCCGCATGTAAGCACCAGCACGCCCTCGGGCACTGTGATTTCCCCGCGGTCGTTCCGGCTCAGATAATTCTCGCGCCGCTCAAACAGCGTCTCGGCTGCGGGCGGTTTCTCCGCGGGGTTTTCCCAAGTCTTGGCCGCAACGGTGTTGTGCCAAACTCGGTGCGTCTCGTTCCCGCCGTCGAGCGCCTCGCGAAATTCCGCCACCATCTGCACCATGCGATTCTTGAAACGGCGCTTCGGCTTGAACAGGCAATACCAGCCCGGCAAACGATAGCCGCGCACACCGCGGAACGGTGACGTGGGCCTCCACTCCCCGGCGTGAATCATTGCCTGGCGCTGCGCGTCATCCAACGCGCACCCACAACTGCTACAAATGATTCTAGGATCTTCCGGCGTGCCGTGGCCAAACTTCCCGAAGTCAAACGCTTCCCACTCCAACGCCTGCCAGTGCGCGCACACCGGGCACGGACAGAACCAGTGCCGCTTGTCGCTCTTCTCAAATTCGCGCTCGATGCGGCTCTGCCCTTTGATCGTCGGCGTGGAGTTCTTGTATTCGATGGCGTCGGAAAACGTCCCGGTTCTCATCGATGCCAACGCCATCGGGTCGCCCTCTGTGCCAGCCGAGAACGGAAAGCGGTCAACTTCGTTAAAGAACAGTTTCCGCCGCGGCCGGCCGGCAAGCCCGCTCGGCGCGTTCGCCCCGACGATGGCCAGGTCTCCACCAGGATATGCTTTGAACAGCGTTGTGCTTCCGCTGTCGCGCTGCCGCGGGTCGGCCACCTTGCCACGTAGCCGCGGTGTGTCGCGTAACATCGTGGCGAGCCGCTCCTTGCTGAACGCTTCGCCCAGCGGTTTCTCGTTCGGTTCCACCCACAGCATCGGGCAAGGGTCAATGTCGATGGTCGCCCCGAGGATGTTGAGAAACGTTTCGGTCTTGCCCGTGACCTGTGACGCCCACATGCAAACCACGGACGACACAGACGGATCGTCGTCGGCGTCCATCACCTCGCGCTGCCACGGCGCCGCCGCGAAGCTGAACCGACCGCCGCGCTGCGCGGAACTGGCCGGCATCCTGCGATAGCGTTCCGCCCACTCGCTTTTCTTCAGCCGCTCCGGTGCCGCGAAGCACGTCGTGAGCAGCCGCGAGCAAAGCGATTCAAGCGCGGGGCAATGGTTCCAAGCGGCGTTCATGGAATTTCGACTTTCATCCACCCGTCGTCCACGCGCACGAATCTGACAACCGCGCCGCCCTCCTTGATCCAGCGAATGCCGTCGGCCTCGGTGGCAAACGGAATTTTTTCCACAACCGTCCCGATGTCGCAGAAGTTGCAAAACTCCAGTAGCTCTTCGGTGGTCACTTCCCCTCCTTGTTCGCGTTCAGGATTTCTTCCGTCACGAAGTCGCTCGGCTTCAAGCCTTCGAGCTCCTTCAGCGCCGCGTCCTGTTTCTCTTTCGTCAACTCACTCATCAGGATAATTCGCCGCACCGCGAAAAACATGTTACTCACGACAAGGAACGCGGCTTGCACGGGCACGAGATCGTTTCGCTTCTCCGCGAGGCATAGCTCCTCAATGTCGGCCTGCGTCTTTACCAGGCGCGTGCGCTCTTGCTCCAGGTCGCCGAAGACGGCTCCGCAGATTTGTGCCGTCGAGTAGCAGCCATCCTTCCCCGCCAACTCACCCGAGCGGCGAATGCGGCCGTTGAGTGTCTTCTCGTCGAGCCCGAACTCCTGCGCAGCGGAAAGGATCGTCCACCGGATCGCTTTTCCGAATGTGGTCTTGGATTTATTCTCCATAGATCAAACAGAAAATCAGCGCAGCGATGCTGACTGCGAGCGAGAAGATAGAAAAATACAGTGAAAAAGTTGATAGTTTCATATTACGGATTCACTCGATTTTCTGGCACCAGCCAGTTTGAGGCAGCATGGAACC